CTCCGGTGGCTCTTGCGGTCGCCGCAATGGTTTACGAGCTAGCGGATACGCTAAAGCGTAAAGCTAACTTTCTTGGTTTGTTTGGACCTTTGAAATAACTTTTAGGTTGAATATTATAGTGATTGTATTATAATAGATACCATCAACATTTCATTCAATTTTTATTAGGAGTAACATATGCAGAAAATTGCCGTTCTTTCATTCTCAGGTGGAATGGATTCTTCTTCTCTACTTTTCCAAATCTTAACCGAAGGTTATGACAAGGTATTCTGTTATAGTTTTGATTATGGTCAACGTCATTCCATCGAAATCGAAAAATCGCAAGAATTAGTGCAAGCACTTAATAGTGCGGGTTTCGATGTGAATTATCAACTTATCAATGTTCGCGATGTATTCAGCGATTCCCAATCGGCTATCGGGGCTAATAAAGCAGAAGAAGTTCCGGAAAATGAGTACAATCAGGAAAACTTGAAAGTAACGGTAGTAGAGAATCGCAACGTGATCTTCTCCGCGATCATCTATGGTAAAGCTTTAGCTTTAAGTAAGAAATTCAACGCGGATGTGGACATTTTAATGGGTGTGCATAATTCCGATGCTGGCACATATCCGGATACTCGTCCGGCTAGTGTCAACATGGCAAAAGAGCTCTATCGCATTTCGAACTATGGCAGTGAGCGAATTGATTATCGTGCACCTTTTGTGGATGTAACCAAAAGTCAAGTATTGAAAGCTGGCTTGGAAGCATTAGCTAAGTTAGGATTGTCATCCGACATGTATTCTCATACTTCGAGTTGTTATAATCCACAAGAAGGTAAAGCTTGTGGTAAATGCGCAACCTGCTTGGATCGCTTAAAAGCGTTCAAGGAAGCTGGTTTACAAGATCCAATCCCATACCAATAAGGTGGTGCAGGATGCAAAATTCGCAAAATTCACAGAAATTTGTATTGTTTAGTGGGGCTCATGGTACGGGTAAATCTACTTCGCTGTATGATTGTGTAGAAAATTTCCCGAATGTATTTGAAGGATTTGAAATCGCGGATAGCTTAAGTGAAAAATTCTTTAGTAAAGAAGATTTCAAAAATCCGGATGTGTTGAAGGAAAAACAATCTGCGTTTACGCAATATCAATTGGATACTTGGGCGGGTAAGACGATGGGGGATAAAGTAATCTCCAGTCGTTCATATGCGGATATCTGGGCATACACAAAATACCAGTATCTGAGAGATGGATTCCCGGAATATCTCGAACAACTTTCGATCATCGAGGAATCCGCCAAACAAGCGATTCTTCGCGGGGATACGATGTTTGTCTATTTCCCGATTGCGTTTGAAATTACCGGTAAGGAATTGAGATCTACTAACGTAGAGTTTCAACAAACGATTGATAGTTATATTAAAGAATTCTTTGATAAAATGAACATCAAACCGTTGGTGGTTACCCCAAAAGATCGCGGGGATCGCACCATTTTCATTTCTTTGAAAGTTAAAGAGTTTGGGGAGCAATCAAATGAAATTTAGTTTTGAAACGCCAAAGAGTCTATTGAATTATAGTCGAACTTTTAATGATTATGAATATTTCCTGGATATTTTCTGGGACGATCACCCGGAAGTCTTTGATTTCTTCCTGGATTCCATTATGCAAGGTCGCGAAGTGATCTTAGACAACAGTCTGTATGAACGCAAAATTCGTAATATTGAATTGGATGAAGAAGGTTATAAAAACTTACTTCGTAAATTCAATGAACAAATCCCGGAAGATCGTAAGAAACTTTTGAAAGTGATAGTTCCGGACTACTTTGAGGACAGTGCGAGATGTATCCGTAAGGTGCACGAATATCTTGCAGAATTCCCACAATTTACGTTAGTTGCCGTAGTGCACGGACACAATAAGCAAAACTTCAAAGATTGTTTTGTGGAGTATACTAAAATTCTTCGAGATTCGGATGTAATTGCCGTTCCATTCGGAGATATGTGTTGCAATACTACTCCAAGAAGCGAAATTTTGGAAGAGCTTGCGAATTTGATTTCTTGGAATCAAAAGATTCACTTTTTGGGATTAAAATCTCCGTTTGAAGTGACCCAAATTCGCCGAGTTCGTCATTTAATTGATTCTATCGATACTAGCTACCCGGTGATTTCAAGTATCGAACAAAATCGAGTTTTCAATCATCCGGATAAACCGAAGACTTTGATTTACGACATCTTCGATACCTTTGAACCTTCGGTTGAATTTAAAGAATTGTTAGATAATAACGTTCAAGAATTTAAACAGATGTTGAAATAGGGGCTAACAAAAGAATGTTCAATTTAGATAAGAAAATCGTCAAAGTAAAGATTGGCGATCTTAAACCATTCGGTGGGAATCCTCGCCATAACAATGAATCTGCAAAACAAGTAGCGAAATCCATCGAAAGTTTCGGTTATATCAACCCAATTGTCGTTGACGACGAATTTGTAATCTTAGCGGGTAATACTCGATTCAAAGCCATCCAATTGCTTGGTTTAAGTAAGGAAGATGAAATTGATGTATTGCAAGTTTGTGGATTAACCAATGAGCAAAAACGAGGATTTGTTATTGCGGATAACCGCGTAGCGGAGTACTCAAAATGGAATATGTCCGCGTTAGATCGCATGCTCGGGGACGGGGAAATGGATATGCAAATGTTGGCGGATTTCGGGATCCTTAATGTCAAAGCCACCAAGAAAAAACTCGAAAAAGAGTTAGACGTTCCGGAGTTGAAGTAATGCAAAAATCGGAAAATCGATTAGTTTTCGGTCTTGGTGACGCTTTGATGTATAGCTTGCGAAGTGAAGATCGTTTGCGTAAGATGTTTGAATGCTTTACTAACGACTTTTTGGTGAGTACCACGGATTTAACATTCAAGCGGGCAGAATTCATCCGCGACTTAAACATTGCAAATCGCACGTACTTGGATAGCGGTGGTTTTACCTTATTCAAGGAGCAATTCAAATATGGTGAAGATAGCCCAGAGTTTAAGAAGCGCTGCGAAAAATTCAAAAAGAAATTTTTGAAACTTTGCGAAATCTTAAAACCCAAAGAATGTTTTGAGCTGGATAATGATTATTTTCTTCACAACGAAGATTTGACGTCACCAGAAAATTTTCTTAGACAGGAAGTTTTCGATTTGCTCGGGTATTACCCAACCCCGGTTTTCAAATTGCATCAAGGGATCGAGTATTGGATGTGGTTATGCGAAGACCCGAGATATCCAAGATTGAGTATCGGGGGCTTAGCCCAAACGAGAGCGTGGCATACCAACACGGAATTGCTAAAGACTATGATGGATTATGCGCGAGCGCATAATAAGAAGGTTCATCTGTTAGGATGCCAAAACGTTCAAGCCTTTAAGGAAATTCAACCGGACACAGTAGACTACAGCATTTATCAATTTGCGATTAGTGTGGAAAATGATAAGGAAGAATTATGCGAATCCCGTCAAATCCCGAAAAGTGAGCGCAAAGGTTATAAGGTGGCACTTTCTGAGATCTATGAGCATACCGCGCTTTATGCATTGGCTAGGGCCAAAGCTCGAAGTTTCCTGTATGATGCGTTTGCGAAACCTTCGAATTCAGCAGATTCAGCCGATTCGGAAGATTAAAATGTAGAATAAAATTGGGTAGTATTTTATAATATTACTCAATTATTTCAATTAGGAGAAAAATTTAATGAAGTCATTAGGTTTAGATATTGGCTACGGAGATGTAAAAGTGGTGATTGGGGATGGTAACCAAATTACCCACATCTTCAAATATTCTAGTGCTATTGCCAGAGCACAAAAAGTTTCAAGTATTCGCGATCCACGAATTGTAGAAGTTACCTTGCCATCTGGCGAATTAGATCAAGTTTACGTTGGTCCGGATGCTTTAAGTTTGCCAAGCAATATGATCGTGGATATCCGCGACTACCAAATGTTAGAAGCTTACGCACCAGCGTTTATTGCTAAAGCTTTGGAGACGGCTGAAGTTTCGGCAGATGAAATTGATGTGATGGTCTGCGGTTTAAGCGTCGCCCAATTGGGTATGTCTGGCTACTTCAAAGAGCGAATCAAACAGTTTACTGTTAGCGGTAAAGAATATAAGTTCAACCATATCTTCTTGTTACCTCAAGGCGCGGGTAGTAAGCTAGCGTTTGATATGTTTGGCGATCATTATCCGCAACCAAGAACCGCGAACATGGTTTCCACATATGTAGGGTGTGATGTAGGATTTAATACGCTCGATATGTTCTACGTTACAGATGGTAAAACCTCCCCGAACTTATTCGAAGGCGTAGAGAATGCTGGGGTAATTAAAATTGCGCAAAATCTTCAATCTGTGATCAAAGAACAATATTCTAAAGATATCACGTTACGCGAAGCGAAAGAGATCTTAGATTCCGGTTTCTACAAACTTCGTGGTCAACGTTTCGATATGCAGGAAGTGATTACCAAAGTTTGTGATGATTACACCAAAGAAATTTTGACGTTGATTGAAGATCGTTACGGTAACATCATCGACAAATGTGACTTTGTTTGCTTGTTGGGTGGCGGGGCTAGCATTCTTAAATCTACAGATCCGTTCTTCAAAGTAGTTAAGAACAAATCTGAATTCTATAACGCTATTGGATTCTATCTCTACGGGGTTAAGCAACTCTAATTTGATAAGTTAAGCCTATTACAACAATAGGCTTTTCTTTTGTTTAGAGTACGAGTTCCAGTTGTGTTATGTTATTTGTTATATTATAATACATTCATTATAGCAATTAGGAGTAAACTATGAACCAGTTCAGCCCAGATTACGTCGTCACCGTAGGTGAAATTTTAAAAGAAGAATACTTAGAACATTACAATCTTTCCGTAGAGGAATTTGCTAGCCGAATTCGAATTACGGTAAACTTAGCCAATAAAATCTTAAATGGCGAAGAGCCTATCAACTTAAACTTAGCGGCCAGACTTGGAAAGTTGTTCAACACAACTGGGGATTATTGGATGAACTTGCAAATAATTGGCGAGTATCGTCAGTTATTGCAGGATCCGGATTTCCAAGAGGTGATGGATTCGATTAAACCATTAAATATGTAAATTGTTTAGAATATTTTAAAGGATTTCATAATGGGTGGAAATGTAGTAGTTAAAGACGTCAACGGAGTTGATGTTGCGGCGGTTAAGGTAGATCTAAGAACCGTCGGAAGATCAAATGTAATCAAACTAGCGCAAAATCTCTTCAGTTCACTGAATACTTTGCACGAAGCGAAGTACAGTGTTCCTCTTTGGAAGAGTGACAAAGTTCTCAAAGATGCGCTAGTGTTCAACGGTTCCAGTTCTTTCATTCTTAGTGAAAAGTTCAGCGACCAAGAAATTTTAAAATTCAAACCAACAATGGGTGATATTGATATCGCAATCCCATCGGAACGCGCTGAAACTTTGTTCGAATTGTTAGGCAAATTGCAAGGTCGACAAGTTACCCGTAACGTCGAATTTGTAGGTATGAATCGCACTTCAAGCTCAAGCTTAGGTACCCAAATTAACTGTATCTTCCGTTTCTTAGATCCGGTAGAGTACTTGGTACAAGTAGACTTTGAATTCTTACCGTTCGAAGAGGATGGCAATCCAACGGAATGGGCTCGTTTTAGTCACTCAAGCTCTTTTGATGATGCGAAAGATGGAGTAAAAGCGGTTCACCACAAATACTTAATTCGCGCATTAGTCGGTGGAGTAAGCATTCGCCCTGATATCGTTATTGCCACCAATAAGTCTACGTACGATAACTACAAGCTTACCGCGGCCAGCAAGAAAGGCGATGTAGCCCGTATGTTGAAATTCTCGGTAGATCACGGCGTTCGCGTAGCGTATGCTCCTTTGGTTGACCAAGATGGAAACGAAGTCAAAGATAACGGTAAAACTGTATACAAAGAGATCCCTACCGGTTCAAGTGATTATAAGAAAACATTAGTAGAAATCTTTAAGTTGGTATTCAATGATGAAGATTCTAAAGATGTGGATAAACTTTGGACATTCCGTGGTGTGGTGGAACTTTGTAACAAGTATTTGAGCAAACAACAACAGAAAGATGTAGCGGAACGCTATTTTGCTTTACTTTGGGCGGATAAGCCTCAACGAGCTCAAGAGCTTGAACGTGGTAACCCGGAAGAAGACCTAGCGGTTAAATCCGGTGGTTGGAACCTATTCAAGAAATTGACCGGCATCAAAGACCCATCAAACTTTGAACAAATTTTACAAACTTATTACGAAGGTTACCGAAACTAAGGAATTATATGAGCACAACAGATTACACAAAATTAAATGAATCGGAGTTATTAGCTTTAGCTAAAACTTCCGATGATTTGAGTGAGCTGGATGCCATCGCGTCCCTCAAGAAACTGCCAAGAAAAGTAGCTCTCGAAATTTGCAAACGCAAAGATGTGTACGCCAACGCGGCTAAAATTACTATTGCGGAACGCAAGGATACGGAAGATTCCGTATTAATGATGTTGCTTGACAACCCACATGGTATTGAAAAGGCGGCTTGGGAAAGCATCGAGCAAAGAATCGAAAAGCGCGCATTCAAAGATAAAGACGCCTACTATGATGTTGCCGATCTTGCGATTTCACAATGGAAATCTGGTAAGGCAAGTTGGTTGCTATCATTCAAAGCACTTGCCCAAATTTTCAAAGATTTCGAAGATTTCCGTGAAGATATTATTGGGATTCCCGGTGCTCTTAAAGATCGCGAGATCAAAAAGTTAGCGGCGAAATCTGGCCTGTTAAACGAATCGCAAGTGTCACATCTTTTAGAAGCTTCATATCTCCAATTAGCTCAACAAACTGCAAGCAAATCGCAACTTCAAAAATTGGCGGAAAGCCAGTTTGAGTCAGTGCGGGAAGTGGCAAAATCGAGATTATAAACACAAACGTTGTATGAAATTATTTGCTTTAAGCGATCACCATTTTGGTCACCAAAACATTATCAAGTATTGTGATCGAAAAACCCATGAGATTCCAAACTCTAATCTATCAGCCTTAGAAGATGCTAAGGCTATGATTCTTGCTCATAATGAAGTAGTTCAGGATGACGACATTGTCGTATTCGGTGGAGATATTCAAGCTAGCAAGCAAGGGCGCGAATGGATTGGTAAGATTATTCCGAAGTTAAAAGGTCGTAAAATCCTCGTTAGAGGTAATCACGATCATTTTACTAACGAAGAATATATCGAAATGGGATTCGAAAGTGTTCACGATATTTTGACTATCGATGAATTCTGCTTTTGCCATTATCCGGATGTTCCGTTAGCGGTTGATATGTGCTTGAAGAATAATCTTACTTTATGTTGCGGGCATACGCATAAAGAGTTCAAGGATTATGGCGACGGGGTTAATCGAATAAATCTCTGTGTTGATGTGGCTGGAAGAACTCCAATTCTTTTGAAAGAGTTTCCGGATTCTTAATTTATTTCATATCCCAAGATCTCCGAGATCTACCCGAAAGGGTAAGTTTTGGAGATTTTTTTTATTTTGAAATCATAACTTGAAAGTTTCGGTAACCAAAACGCTTCGCCCTCAAAAAAAAAAAATATTTTAATGTATTATTCTATAATAAATACTCTATACTATAATTGTGTTCAAAAATCGTAGAGTAATATAATCAATAAGAGGAATTCCGTTTAGTGTTTGTTGAATCAAAGTACATACTTGATTACAATCGAAGAGTCAAAACTCCGTTTGGTTACCAAAGAATCGAAGAAATTCACAAAACCAAAATTTTGAAGTCTTTGAAGTTTATCCACGAACGTGGAGAACTCACCGTAGCTGAATTTCATACCTTTATCATCGACGAGGAAGAATTCCAAGCAAATGAAATGCGCGTTGGAGATCACTTCGATACCGTCGACGGTAAGTCTAAAATCCTCGAGATCCTGGATGCTGGGGAACAAGAACTCTACGACATTACTTTAGATCAATCCGAATTTGAAAATTTCTGGTACTACACCGGAGGTGTATTATCTCATAATTCTGGTAAGTCTATTACCGTAGCCTGTTATCTTAGCTGGCTTTACAATTTCCATAAGAATTTGACCATTGGGATTGTGGCAAACCGTGGCGCTCAAGCGCGGGAATTCTTACAAAACGTTAAAGATATCATTTCTCGTTTACCAATTTGGCTGATGCAAGGTACGGAAATTTGGAATAAGCGCGATATCAAAAATGAGTTAGGCTCTCGAATTTTGACCGATGTTCCGGGTCCGGATGCGTTCAGGGGTTATACCTGTAATGTGCTCTGTATAGATGAGTGTGCTTTCATCAAGACTTCGGTCTGGGAGGAATTTGCGGATTCTATCTTCCCATCACAATCCGCTCTATCTTGGAAGAAAAATATCATTATCTCTACCGCTAAGGGTCTTAATCACTTCTATGATTTAGTCCAAAAGGCAAAATTAGAAGATATGCAACCGAATTCAAAGACTGCGTTTATCGAAGTTCATTGGGATGAAGTACCAAGATATGATTCTAAAGGTAACCTGATGGAACCGGAAGAATTCAAGCGTCAAATCATCAAGCGATATGGGCGAGTTTACTTCGAGCAAAACTACGGTAACTCATTCGTCGGATCCTCCGAAACTTTGATTGCTCCGGAAGTTCTCGCAGAATTGCAACACCGAAATCCTATTGCAGTCTGGGATGATATGCTCCGCATATACTTTGAACCTCAGCAAAATCATACCTATATTATGAGTGTAGATGCGGCTAAAGAAGGTAAGGATTATTTTGCGGTCCAGGTAATCGATGTTACTGAGATGCCTTTCAAACAAGTCGCGGCAGCGAATTTACAAGTAGATTATCTTACGATGCCGGATTTCTTGTATGAGTGGGGTGCTAGATTTAACACTGCGCACATGATCATTGAGAATAATGAAGGCGCTGGGCAATCTATCGCGGATATGCTAGTTAACCACTTTGAATACCCAAACATCTATTATCAAGATAACAAATATAAGTATCCAGGGTTTAGAACTACTAAATCAACTAGAGATTCTATCATTAGAATGTTACAAATACTTATTAACTCACACAAATTAGAAATTGTTGATAAAGAGACCATCAGCGAATTCCAACGTTTTGAATTGGTCAATGATAAGTATCAAGCCTCGTCCGGCCATGACGATTTGGTTATGGCGTTAGCTATCTCCATTGCTCCGATGACCAATATGGATAACTTTAGCGACTTTGGAAAATTCTTAGACGCTTTAAAATCCGATGAGGTTTTAGATTCCGGCGCGTTCTTCGAAATCGGAGACCTAGCATTCGAAGATTTCTAATAAAGAAAAATCAATATTTAGAGCTTTCATATTTCGGTCACCGAAATTTTGAAAGTCTCAAATAACTCGTGCGACAGCACAAAACGTTAAATTTAACAAAAAGGAAAACAAAATGGCAATTACAGTTATTACTCCTGCTGACCTAGGTACAGGTTTAAAAGTAGAAGCTCAGAAGGTTGTTGTTGATACTGCAGCGTTAAGCATCCCAGTAGATGTGAAATTATCTGGCGTGTCAGTAGACAAAGCTGAGAAGAAAATGAAATTCACTTTAAGTGATGGTACCGAAATCGAACAAAGTATTGCAGATTTCTTAACAGTGGATACTGATACTAAGATCGTTTCTGGTTCATACGCAAGCAACAAAATCACTTTAGTGGATAGCGAAGGCGCTAACGTTGAAGTGGATCTTTCAACTTTAGTTACTGAAGTTAAAGACGCGGCGGCTACTAAAGCTGGTGAATTAGTAGATGCAGCTAAAGCGGCTCAAGCTACTAAAGACCAAGAACAAGATGCTAAAATCCAAGATTTAGAAACAGCTAAAGGTGCATTAGAGCCTAAAGTTACTACTTTAGAAGGTAAAGTTCAAGCGTTAGAAAACAAGAAAGCTACCGGTATCGAAGTTAAATCTTTAGGCGAAGTGTCTTTAGGTTACTTAGTTTCTGCTAGCGACGTAACTGCGGCGGCGTAATCTTAAAAATTTCCGAGCCTTGATGATTTCGGTCACCGAAACTTTCAGGGTTCGGAAAATTAATTCGTTAAGGAGAATCTAATGTCTGCATCCACTGCAAGCGTCAATTTAGCCGATGTCAGTCAGTTTTTAGTAGGAAGTGATACGTTAAAGTTAACGCCATTCTTTATTAAGAATTTTACCATTCCTTCTATAGCTTTTGCCCATCCTAGTCTGATGACTAGATCTGGGGTAGCTCTTCATGCTGGAGCTGATAGCATCGACTTTAATGATCTCAGCTTGGATATTATGTTAGATTCTGGGTTCCAAACTTATTTCGAATTGTTAGATCTTGCTATGCAGGAAGTTAACTTCGAACAGGATACTTTTAGCACTCCGACTTTTGACCTATGGGTTCAAATTCTCAACTCAAATAAAGAAATACTCTTTAGAGTAGATTTCAAAAATTGTAGAATCTCCAGTATTGGGGAAATAGCACTTGATCCATCCGCGGAATTAGGCGCTAGCCTAAATATCGGAGTGGTCTACGATTATTGGACTTATACTAAAGCGCATTGCGATAAAGAAGTTAGAAACAACTCGCCTATTCAAGGTATAGATGAAACGGTTTTGGATAGTTCCGGTACCAAGAAAGGCCCAAATCGTTGGATTGAGAAACCATTGAGTGCGGTAAAAATATAAATACTATAACGAATTAAATATGCAAACTTTAATCGCAAATCGTTAACCTAACTATAGAAAGGAAAATACAATGGCAGATTGCAAATCTTGCGAAACTTCATCATTATTCGCATCAACTCGCGAAGCTCGTTTAGAAGCGATTGCTAAAGCAAAACGTGACGAACAAGCTCGTAAAGAACAAGTAGAACGTTTAGAAGCGATTCGTCGTACTATCGCTATCAACGATGCTAAAGAACAAGCTCGCTTCCAAGCTTTACAAGAAGCAGAGAAAGAGTTCAAAATTCGCGAACGCGACATCCTTGAAAAACAACTCGAAGAAACTATCGAGATGTCTAAACGCATGCAAGAACAATACCAAGAGTTCGTGGTAACTACTAACGCGATTGCTGAGAAATTAGCAAATCCAGCTATGTTGTTCAAAACTGCAACTATCAAATCAGCAGACGAATTCAAAGACTACTTCAAATTAACTTATGAAGATGGTCGCGTATTAAACATCCCTATGGGTTTAATCGACTTCGTTTTAAAATCAAAATTAGATGCTATCAACACTATGTTCGATTTAGTTAACCAAGAACACGATGCGCTTTGCAAACGTGTAACGGATAACGAACAACAAGTAACTAAATTAGCAGACTTATTCAAAACTTTAGTGGCTAACATCGCTACTCACGAAACTGATCAACAAGTTGCGTTTGAGAAATTCAAATGTGAAGTTAAAACTAAAGTGGATGAATTAACTGCTAACGTTAACACCATTGCGGAATCATTCGCTAAAGTAGTTGCTACTGTTGATAAACAATCTGAAGTTTTAAACACTTTAGTAAAAGCTAAATAATCCAAGCTTTTAAAGTTTAAAAACACCAAAGATCTCCACGATCCACTAAATCCACCGAAGTGGTTAATTGTGGAAAGTGGAGATTTTATTTTGTTTAAATATTAAAACCCAATAATTATTGGACAACAGAATTTTAGTTAACGTTAACACAAGGTAAACAAAATGAAAGAAAGTAAAGAACGCTTAGAAAGCGCCCGCTCAGTAGCACCTGAGTTCTATGGTTCTCGTTATGAGTTCGCTCACGACTTACCATACATGAAAGCAGACATCTGGGCTGAAGGTAAAGCGGAAGAAAAAGACGAAAAAGCGAATGAAGAAATCTATCGCGTTTTCGCTCACGATCCGGCTACTTATCCAAACCAAGACAATCCACAACACTTCGCAAACGTGCAGTTTGGTGGTAAAGTGGATAACAACAAATTACACGTAATGCAAGACAGCGAAGCTTCTCGTACCGAGATCAATATCGCGTTACGCGCAGTGAAAGAAAATGCAGAAGGTCGTTTTGCTCGTGATGGTGAATATTCTCGCTCAGCATTATGGAAACCTGAAGTGGAAAAACAAGGTGTAGAACGCACAGTTCGTGGCTTACGCCAAGATGGTGTAGAGATCCAATCTCGCGAAGGTTCACGTAAATACGGCGAAAAATCTCGTGTTGAGTTCGAACACGATGCTGGTTACTTAAAATCTGAAATCTTCACTGAGAAGAAAGAAGAGCCAAAACCAGAGCCAAAACCAGAACCTCAACCGGAACCTCAACCGGAACCTCAACCAGAGCCAAAACCTGAGCCAAAACCTGAGCCAAAACCGGAACCTCAACCAGAACCGTGCCCAGAAAACAAATGTGAACCGGGTACATTAGGTAATGCGTTAGACAAAGCAGATAAAGCGGCTGAGGCTATTGATAAAGTGATCGATCCGGTTCAACCAGCAACTCCGGTTGCTCCAGCAGTTGAAAGCGGTTCAGCTAACGAAAATCGCGATCATTTAGATGACGCTCCAGAAGCTCCAGAAGCTCCAGTTGCGGGTGATGCAATCTCTAATCCAGTAGGTAATGAGCACCTATAAGGCAATTTGGGTGATCTAAATGAACAAAGAAAGTTGTTTGGATACTAGCGAAGAATCAAAAGGTCCTAAATCTTCAATTAGCTTTGAATCTAACCAACAAGACTTTCAGTCACCAGAAGAAGGCTTGGCATTTTTAGAATTAATGCAAATTACTAGAAAGCGCCAAGCTATCTTGGAAGAGCAAGAAACATATGAACTTGCAAGACTTAAGAAGTTGTTGGATTTGGATGTTGAGCTACAAAGCTTAGGTGTAAGTACATTATACTTCCCAGATTTAGAAAATTTGGTAAGTTGTGAATAATATAAAAGGAAACAAATAATGTCTACTTGGAAATTAAACGGTAATTGCAATTCTGGTTGTAACACCAAACCTGCAGTAACTGACTGTAACGTATTATCATCTGATGTTAATCTTTTATCATTAGACATCGTTGAGCGTTTATTAGCGGAATTATCTACCGGTGAGAAATCTGGTATCAAAACTCGCGAAGCTCTATTAGTTGAGAAAATCGTAGAATTAGTAAAAGCTAAAATCGACGAATCTTATCGCGGTCCTCAAGGTCCTCGCGGCCCACAAGGCGTTCAAGGTGAACCAGGTCCTCGTGGCGCAGAAGGTCCTAAAGGTGAACGCGGCGCTCAAGGTGCCCAAGGCCCACAAGGTCCACAAGGTATCGAAGGCCCTCAAGGTCCTAAAGGTCAAAAAGGCGATACTGGTGCTAAAGGTAAAGATGCGGATTATACTTCTGTTGAATTTACCAACGCGGTTAAGAAAATCATTCGTGAAGTTTCTGCAGAATAATTAAATATTTTAAAGGTTGCGAGTTTTGTTGAACGAAATAAGCAACCTAATAAAAACTTCTTTTAATCGATTACAAGGAAAATAATAATGACTCCAGAACAAGCAGCACTAGATGCTCAAAACTCTGCAACAGCGGCTAACCGATCAGACGAAGCGGCAGCGG